GTTGATCAAGCCGAATTAGACGCTGCGAAAAAAGTAATGGGTGAAAAGAAATACCTACAAGAGTTTGAATGCGATTGGATTGCAAATATAGAAGGTGCTGTTTATGGAGATATTATAACTAAGATGGAAGATGCTAGGCAGTTAACAAGAGTGCCTTATGATCCATCACTACCTGTTTCTACTGCGTGGGATCTAGGAGTGTCAGATCATTCAGCAGTTATATTCTTTCAACAAATGGGTAGAGCTATAAACATTATTGATTACTACGAAGAACGTGGTCAAGGGTTACCGCATTATATTCAAATGCTACAAAGCAAAGATTATGTTTATAAAGATCATTTTGCACCTCATGATATTGAAGTTACTGATTTTAGTAATGGTAAAACAAGACGTGAGGTTGCTTATCAATTAGGTGTTAATTTTAAAGTAGTTCCTAAGATTCCTTTTGAAGATGGAATCCATGCTACCACAATGTTATTACCTAGATGTTGGATTGATACAGACAGTTGCAAAAAACTAATAGATGCGTTAAGACACTACCATAGGAAGTTTATAGATAAAAACAGAATGTTTAGATCTAAGCCTGTACATGATTGGAGTTCACACGCTTGTGATGCTATGCGTTACCTTGCAGTTGGAATCCAAGAAATAAATACTAGACAATCTGCACCGCAAAGTGTAGCAGATAGTGATTATAGGATTATATAAATATGGGATTCTTATCGCCGAAAATGCCATCGTTGCCACCAGTGCAACCATTGCCAGAACCACCTTCTACTAAATTGTCAGAAGCGGAAGAAAAACGAATTCAAGAAGAACAAGCTGCAATTCAAAGAAGAAGAAAAGGTAGAGCAAGTACAATACTAACATCTCCATTAGTTGAAGAAGCAACGACAGAGAAAAAAACTTTATTAGGAATGTAATATGGGTGGTCCAATACCAAATCCTTTTAAATCTCCATCTGCTCCTGCACCTCAACCTGCTCCTGTAGCGGCTGCACCAACAACTGCAGAAGTATCTCAAGCTACAACAACTGATATGGATGAAAAAGGAATTAGAAGAAGAAGACGTGGTAGATCTCCAACTATACTTACAGGATCAGCTGGTCTTTCAGAAGGTGCAACTTTAGGCACACCAACTTTATTAGGATAAACAATGGGTGAAACGGATTTAGTAAAAGATCTCTTAAAGAGATTTGGAAAATTAGTAACACAAAGACAAACTTGGGAATCGCATTGGCAAGAAGTATCAGATTACATGATGCCAAGAAAAGCAGATGTAACTAAAAGAAGATCACCAGGAGATAAAAGATCTGAATTAATATTTGATTCATCACCATTACATGCAGTTGAATTATTATCTGCATCTCTACATGGTATGCTAACGAACCCTGCAACACCATGGTTCTCATTAAAATTTAAAAACATAGATATGATTGATGAAGATGCAGCAAATGAATGGCTGCAAGATGCTACAGAAAAAATGTATGAAGCATTTAATAGATCTAATTTTCAACAAGAAATATTTGAACTGTATCACGATCTAATTACTTTCGGTACAGCAGCAATGTACATTGAAGAAGATGAAGAAGACATAGTAAGATTTTCTACAAGACACATTGGTGAAGTTTACATTTCAGAAAACAATAAAGGAAAAGTAGATACAGTATTTAGAAAATTTAAATTAACAGCTCGTGCTGCAATTATGCAGTTTGGCGAAAAGAATGTTTCTAAAACAACTAGAGGTATTGCATTAAAAGATCCTTATGAAGAAATTACAATTCTTCACGTTGTATATCCAAGAGAGAATTACGATCCTAGAAAAAAAGATAACAAGAATATGCCATTTGCTTCTTGCTATATTGAACCAGAAAACAAACACGAAATATCTCAATCAGGATTTAATGAGTTCCCATACGTTGTACCACGTTATTTAAAAGCATCATTTGAAATCTATGGAAGATCACCTGCAATGACTGCATTGCCAGATGTTAAGATGTTAAATGAAATGTCTAAGACAACTATTAAAGCTGCACAAAAACAAGTTGATCCTCCACTATTAGTTCCTGATGATGGATTTATATTACCAGTAAGAACAGTACCAGGTGGATTAAATTTTTATAGAGCAGGTACTAGAGATAGAATTGAACCATTAAACATTGGTGCAAATAATCCATTAGGTTTAAACATGGAAGAGCAAAGAAGAAATGCAATTAGAGATACGTTTTATGTAAATCAATTAATGATGCAATCTGGACCACAGATGACTGCAACAGAAGTTGTACAACGTAACGAAGAGAAGATGAGATTACTTGGTCCAGTTCTTGGAAGACTGCAGTCGGAATTATTAAGACCAATGATTGATAGAACATTTGCTATTCTACTTAGAAAGAAACTATTTAGACCAGCACCAGAATTTTTAGCTGGTCAAGATATTCAAATTGAATATGTATCACCTTTAGCTAAAGCACAAAGAGCTTCTGAATTACAATCTATTATGAGAGCGATTGAAATATTTGGATCACTTGCACAAGTATCTCCAGTATTTGATCATATTAATATTGATAATCTAGTTACACACTTAGCTGATATTGTTGGAGTTCCTGCTAAAGTATTAAATTCTAAATCAGAAGTTAATGCGATTAGACAACAGAAACAACAACAAGCAGATCAACAAATGCAAATGCAACAGTTACAACAAATTGCACAAGCTGGTGGTCAAATAGCTCCACTTGCAAAAGCATTACCTGAGGAGGCTCAAGCACTCGTTAGATCAGAATAACAACAGAAAGGAAAATAAATGGAAGACCAAATAAATAAATTAAAAGAAGTATATAAAATAGTTTTTGAATCTGATCATGGCAAACAAGTCATGCAAGATTTAGAAAAGAGATGCCACTATAATGCTACCACTAACGTAAGAGGGGATAGCCATGAAAGTGCATATATGGAGGGACAACGCAGCGTTCTTCTATTTATTAAAAACATGCTGCTTAATGATAAACTAAAAGGAAAATAAATGTCAGAACAAATACAGACAACTGAGGTAACTCAGCCTGTTGCAACTGAACAAACAACCGCAACAGCACAACCAATACTAAGTTCAACACAACAACCAACTCAACCACTTTCTGGTAAGACTTGGAAAGAAGCAATCTCACAAGAGTACAGATCAAATCCAAATATAGAAAAGTTTACTGAACTTGATGCACTAGCTAAAAGCTACATCAATGCAGTATCTATGATTGGAACTGATAAGATTCCTCTTCCAGGAAAGTCTGCAACAGATGAACAGTGGAATGAAGTATATAATAAATTAGGCAGACCAGAATCTCCTGATAAATATACTTTAGAACTTAAAACTGATGTTGCTCCTGTTGATGAAAATATCATCAAAGGATTTGCACAGAATGCTCACAAGCTAGGTTTAAATAATAAACAAGCTCAAGGTATTCTAGAGTTTTATAAATCAACATTAGAAGGCTCAGCAAAAGAAATGTCAGTAAATATGGAAGCTGCACAAGCTGAAGCTACTAATGCTTTAAGAGCTGAATGGGGAAGAGCATACGATGACAACTTAAGAAAAGCTGCTAATGTTGCTCAAACTTATTTAGAACCAGAACTTCTTGATACTCAATTAAGAGATGGTACTAGATTAGGTGATAATCCAAAGATCATTAAAGCATTTGCTAATATTGCTAATCTATTATCTGAAGATAAAATTATCGGTACAGAAGCTGATAATGTTCTTCAAGGTAGAGATATTGAAAGAGAAATAGATGAATTAACATCTGATAAACAAGGTGCTTATTGGAATAAAATGCACCCTAACCACAATAAAGTGGTTAATCAAGTACTTGCATTAAGAGAATTATTGACTCAATAATTTTATTGCAATCAAATCAAAAATACTATATTGCGATTTCTAGGGTGATTTTTAATTAAGTTACCTTAGAAATTGTAAGACAATTCTATTAGAACCTTACATGCCTGTTGGAAAGACAACCGACTAACAGTCGTTAAATGCAAGATAGCCTATCGCTGATGGGGAACTTTCTGAAACTAAAACTTAAACTTAACTTAACATAAAGGAAATGACACTATGTCAAATCAAATAACAACTGCTTTTGTACAGCAGTACAGTTCAAACGTACAAATGTTATCTCAGCAAATGGGATCATTACTAAGAGGAGCTGTGGATGTTGAGTCAGTAGTAGGAAAGAATGCTTTCTTTGATCAAGTTGGTAAAACAACTGCTGTTCTAAGAACATCTAGACACGCTGATACTCCACAGATTGATACGCCACATTCTAGAAGACGAGTAAGTCTTGCAGATTACGAGTGGGCTGATCTAATAGACAATGCAGATAAAGTTAGATTATTAATTGATCCAACTTCTTCTTACGCAAAAGCTGCGGCTGCTGCTATGGGAAGAGCGATGGATGATGTAGTAATCACTGCTTTAGGTGGAACATCATACACTGGTGAAACAGGATCTACTTCTGTATCACTTCCATCTGGACAGAAACCATACAGTGCATCTCAAACTGATGGTTTAACTATTGCTAAACTAAGAGAAGCAAAAAAAATATTGGACTTAGCAGACGTTGATCCTAGCTTGCCTAGATACTTCGTATGTGGTCCAACTCAAATCAACAATTTATTAGGAACAACTGAAGTTACTTCAAGCGACTTTAACACTGTTAAAGCTCTTGTTCAGGGACAATTAGATTCTTTCTTAGGATTTAAATTCATCGTTTCTAACAGATTGAAATTTGACGCAACTAACACTGACGACAGACTATGTTACGCTTTCACTCAAGATGCTATTAAATTAGCAGTGGGTCAAGATGTTGTAGCGAGAATAGATGAGAGAGCTGATAAATCTTACAGCACTCAAGTTTACTACTCTATGAGCATCGGAGCTACTAGAATGGAAGAAGAAAAAGTTGTGGAAATTGCTTGCGACGAATAATAATTAACAATAGGAGAATAAAATATGTCAAACGCAAATAGTGATCTAGTAACTAATTTTGTTGCTGTTCCTCAAGTATTAAGCTCTGCACAACAATTACATGGTGTGAAAAGAGTTGCAGCTGGAACAATAGCATTAGCAGTTGCTGATCTAGGAGCTAACGATACAGTTATGTTAGCACCAATCCCAAGCAATGCGAGTATTACTTCAATCAAAATCTTCAATGATGATTTAGATTCTGGTACTACAAACACTGCGGATGTTGGTATTTACAAACAAGATTTATCTGTTGTAGATGCTGACGCTTATGCTTCTGCTATTACTACTTTAAGATCTGCTAACACAACAGGTGTGGAAGTGGCTTTTGAAGCTAGAGATATTAACAAATGTGGACAAAAAGTTTGGCAAGATGCTGGACTTTCTGCTGATTCAGGATTGACTTACTTTGTAGGTTTATCTTTCCCAGGAGCTGGCGATACAGCTGGTGATGTTAGCTTTGTTATTGAATACACAGTAAGCTAATTACTACTTTAAATAGTGGGGACTAAAAATCCCCACTATCTACAATGAAGAAAATCAACGAAGTAAAAACCATTTTACATTTCCAAAATAAAGATTATATCTATCGTTATGTTCTAGTTGATAGATTTAAACATACATCAACTGC